CGTAAGAAGCGACGACGAAACCCTCTTTAACGCTACAGTGAAGGGCTTCGGCACCGCCGGAACCTCCGACACTGGCGTTATGTCGATCCAGGGTATCGCGTCGATGACCCCGGTCGATATCCAGGGCCTCGGCACTCCCGGATCGCCTGCCGGCGGAGTCGTCTCCGTACAGGGCGTCACGGGCGCAGACCCCATCCCCGTGACGGTAGTCAACCCTGACGATCAGAACGTCGATGGCCTTCCGATGGGAACGACCCTGCTGAACGCCTTCGGCACCGAGTCTGCGCTCGCATCCGGCGCGTCTTCCACGGCGTCGTTCGTTGGGTTCGCGGTGACTCCAACCAAGACGGCATACCTTCGGTCGATCATGATCTCCGGTTCGGGGAAGGCTCGCGTTGATATCTACCGTGGCGCGTCCTTCGCGACGAAGACTCTGGCCGCTGCGCCTGTCTACGTCAATGTCTCTTGTCCAACGTTCCAGTTGACGTTCCATTGCCCCATCCCCGTGACGAACAACGTCTATCTGGTCGCGACTAACCTCGACAAGCAGGCTCAGGACATCTCGGCATACATCAACGCCTACGAAACGGTCTAAGATCGAACCAGGAGCGCCTGTAGCGCGCTCCAGCTTCCAAAGGTAGGAACAGATGGCAGATATCAAAACATTCCAAGAATGGTCGCCTGACGAGGCTCAGGCTACACGCTGGAGCAACGGGACGATCTACATCGACCCAGTGAAGAACGCCGATAACGGAATCGAAGTTCACGTTAACAACTCGGCAGGATCTCCCGTCAACGTCACGATCACGAATCCATTCGTGAAGGTGCGTGACGACTGCCTGCTCAACACGGCATCATATGACACCGGATTCGTTAGCATCGATCCGATCCTGGCCTATGTCTGGCACACCGTCTCGTCCTACACACTTCGAGGAACGATATCCACGTGTCACATGCCGATCAACTTCAAGTTCGAGACTGGGGCTACTAGCCCACACTTCGCACGAATAGTCGAGGTTACTACGCTCGGATCATGGTCGAAGGCGGGCGGTTTCGTCGATGGTGCGGCGTCCCTGCTCGACAATGAGTTCTGGACCGAAGTGGCCGCCGAGGTGAGCGTCTTGCCGAACGTCAACACGACGTTCACGGTCACGTATACGAACCAGGACGGGACGACTGGACGCACGGGAACGATAGCGGTCGTGAAGGATGTCACAGGCCAGCGCCCGAGGATGGTCTTTCAGGCTGGGGACTACGCCGCGAAGGACATTACCGCTGTCACTCAGTCTCCGACCATCACGCAGGGGACGATCACGATTTACGGATACAAGGGCATATCGTCTACGGGTGGTGGCGACGACGGGCCGCAATCGGTCGTGCTGCTCCATGGGATCGCGATGCGCGGGACGAGAGTAATGCGCTTCGAGGTCGCGTCGTCGTCTACATCGTCCTTCACGGGCCGCCTAGCATCGACGATCACGATAGGGGAGTGACGATGGCGCTTTACGAGAACTTCGCCGATCTGCGAGCCGCGATCCAGGATCAGTATGGATACGTCTCGTCTTTCAGACCTACCGGCCAGCAATGGAACGAAACCATCGATGGTGTCGAGTATCGGTCCTCGATCTGGACATACGCGACCAGGCCGGACGCCGATTCGCCATATGTCGATAAATACTGTACGGTCATCGAGCGCCTCGAACCCGGCACGGTCATGGCTGTCGAGTATGAGCTAGTCCTCGCGGCATAAGGAGAAGAAAATGGCCTTCACGTTCGATCCGACTACTGACAGGGGTCTGGTGCGCCTGCTGATAGGCGACACGGACTCGGACAATGAAATCTACCCTGACGCCTCCGTGGACGCCTTCCTGAGCTTCCAGGGCGGCAACGTGAAGCGGGCAGCGTCGATTGCCCTCAATGCCATGGCCGCGAACGAAGCCTATATCCAGAAGAAGGTGAAGGTGGGAGACCTGACGACGGACGGACCTGCCGTGGCCGAGGCGCTCCGCAAGCTCGCCCAGACGCTATGGGATCAGGGCGGCATAGACGAGGACGGAGCGGACTTCGATATCGCCGAGATGACGCTCAACCCGTGGTCGTACGACGAGATCCTGACGAAAGCATGGCTCCGCAATGGCTAGGCCGCTAGTACACCGTAAGCTGCTGGCGAACCTGCGCGACTTCTTTCCGCAGACTGTCACGATCCAGGTCGAGACGACCTCGAGGGATAGCGTCGGCGGCGTCATATCGGCATGGGCGAACCTGGCCGGCCACGTCGGGATACCAGCGGCTATCTACGGTATCGGCGGCTCCGAAGTGTACCAGGCAGACCGGACGGTCGTCACCGATCGCTTCCGGCTTGTCCTGGGAGGCCACTACCCGGCTATCGTTCCAGGTCTTCGGGCGATCGCCGGCTCGAGGTCGTTCAATATCAGGGATGTCGATCACGACTCCCAACTGCTGACCTCCGAGCTGGTCGCCGATATGATCGACGCTGGCCTCGCGACGGACATCATCTTCGATGATGGCCTGGTCGTCTCGGAGGAGCTCGAGTGGACTTTCCCGGTCATCGAAAGCCGTGCAGACTTCGCGATCGTCGGGTATTCCGAGACTGGCGAGGACTTCGCGCTAGTCGGCCAGGCACTCGTCGGGACGCAGGAGGCCATGTAATATGATCAGATTGAGCCTCGAGGGTATCGACGACGCGGACCTGACGATACTGCGACTGGCCGGCCGTGCAGGTGTTATCGCCGAGCGCATGGCGAAGGCCGGGGCGCTACCGATCCACGCTGACGCCGTGCAACTCGCTCCCGTGAGAACCGGGAACCTTCGGCGGTCGATCCACATCGAGGCGCATGAAACGACGGCTACATCGGCATCCGTGCTGGTCGGGACGCGGGAGCGCTACGCCGTCTATCAAGAGTTCGGGACCGGCGTATACGCGGAGGGCGGCGACGGGCGGCAGACGCCATGGGTGTACACCGCGGGCGACGGTCGCGCGGTATGGACTCGAGGCAACCGGCCGCATCCGTTCCTTCGGCCGGCGTTCGACAACAACCGGGACACGGCGCTGATGTCCATGCGCCGGGCTATCAGCCAGGAGATCGACCATGCTCGAAGAAGTCGTATTTGATAGGCTCACGTCACACCTCGGACTATCGGCTATCGTCGGATCGAGCATATACCCGATCGCGATGCCGCAGGGGACCGTCCTGCCGGCCGTCACTTATCAGCGGGTATCATCGCCTCGAGTTCGGGGCTTCGGCGACAACAAGGGCGCCGTGGCCAGGGTACAGGTGACGGCATGGGCCGCGACCTACCGCGACGCCAAACAGGTTCGGGCCGAGATCTTCGACGCGCTCGAGCCTACTGACGGAATGTACTTCGATGTCACGGTTCGTGCCGTTCAATGCGTCAACGAGCTCGACGACTACAACCCCGAGACGAAGACCTACGCGACCGCGCTCGACTTCATGATCTGGTATGAGGGCCTATGAGACACGACGTGATGTACGCTCAACTGCTCGCGGCTCGGGCAGCTCTGGACGCCGCCATGCTGATGATCGAGCAGGCCGTCGCGGATGGACTGGCAGGGCCATGCAGCCATCCGATGGAAAAACGGCGCTCACTTGCTACAATGGGGAAAGACTCCGCCTGGATCTGCCAGGCATGCGATCATATCGAGGAGGGATGATGGCAAGCTACAAGGTCAATATCGGGCTTAACTACCCGACTAAATCTGGCGAGAAGCGCGGAAATCCCGGTGACATTATCTCGGACCTTCCTACGAAGTCTGTTGATTGGCTTCTTCGAGAAGGCGTGATCGAACTAGTTGAACCAGCGATGCCCCCGAAGGACGGTGAATAATGGCATTTATACACGGCAAAGGAACGAAGATCCTGCTTGATAAGTACAACCTGTCGGGGTTCTTCCGGGGGAGTTCGATCAGCGACACGACCGATTCTCTTGAGACGACCACCTACGGGAACGACGATAAAACCTACCTGGCGGGCCTGGGCGATGGGACGCTCTCGCTTGATGGACTCTGGGACGGTTCGGTCGCAGCGGTTGATGACCTGCTCAAGAGTTGGCTAAAGACCACGGTCGGCCAAACAATCACGATAGGTCAAGCGGGCATGGCAATCGGTCGTCCTGTTCGGATGCTCCAGGGTGAGGAGACCGGGTACACAATCGACGATCCCGTCGGTGATCTGGTGACGGTGACGGCTGGTATCCAGGCGAACGGGGGGATCGAGCGCGGAATCTCGTTGCACGATACCACCGCAGAGACCGTGGCTCTGAACTTCGCTCCAGTGGACAACGGGGCAGCAACCACGAATGGGTTTGTCGCTCATTTTCACCTCATCGGCCTGACAGGATCGAACGTTCACCCTGTTGCTCAACACTCGACGGATAATATCACCTACGTTGACCTGGCTGATCCAGGACTGCTCACGACAACTCAAGCTGTTAGAATAGTGGGTACGGGTACGGTGAATAGGTGGACGAGGGGGGTGATCGCCTCCGGGACGTTTAGCAACGTCGTTGTTCCAATGGCGCTAGCACGCAGATAAGGAGACATTGAAATGGCTTTCCAACACGGCAAATCGACGGTTTTCAAGCTGGACAACTCGGCGGGTTCTCTCGTCGATCTCTCGGCGTACCTGAACACGGTATCGCTTCCGTTTTCCGTCGATTCTCACGAGACGACCACGTTCGGGCAGACCGACAAGACCTATCTCGCTGGCCTGGGTGACGCTACCATCTCTATCGGTGGCCCGTGGGATCTGACGCTTGATGGGCATATGATCGGCGTGAGGAACGCGCTCAAGGCCGCGACGTTGGCCTCTGCGAGCTTCTTGTTCCAGCCGCAGGGTGCGGGAACTGGCAAAGTCGAATACACCGGGGAGATCGCTGTTGTGACAGGTTACAATGTCGATGATCCTGTCGGTGATCTCGTCACCTGGACGGCTGATCTGCAAGTCACCGGGTCGGTCACACGTACCATTCAACCGTAAGAAAGGGAATTATGCTTACCATTGATGAAATCCTCGCCTCCTCAGATCTGATGGAGGAGATCATCGATTGCCCCGAGTGGGGAGGTCAGGTTAAGATCCGGTCGTTTTCAAAGGCTTGTCAGCTCGACATCCGTAAGGCTGCGTCGGTTGGTGGGTCGTTGGACAACGACAAACTCGAAATGCTGCTCTTGGTGCAAGGGATGGTAGAGCCGCAATTCGCTGCTGATCAGATTCCTTTGCTCCGGGAGAAGTCTGCGGTTGTAATTGACCGCATCCTGAAACGCATCCTCGAAGTTGCAGGCATGGCCGAAGGATCGGTGAAGGAATCCGAGCGTTCGTTTCCTGCTCGACCCGGAGAAGATGTTCCTGTTCAGGCTGGCTAGGGATCTCGGGATGACGCCCGGTGAATGCGCCAGGCGTCACTCCTCGCTCGAATTTACCGAATGGATCGCCTTCTACCGCATCGAGGCGGCCGAAATCAAGAAGGCACAGAAGAAAAGATAGGAGGCTCCGATGGCGACCGTAGCAGAACTGATGGTGCGCGTCGGGGCCGACATGGGATCGTTCAACGGCTCGATGACCGCCGTGCGGCGACAACTCGATGCGACGAACGACGCCGCCCGTGGTGCTGCCCGTGGCCTCGGCGCGACTGACGGCGCGGCAAGCTCGGCCGGGCGATCCGTCGATGGCCTGGCATCTCGTGTCCAGACCGCAGCCGATCGCATGATGTCCCTGAACGGTGTCATGCGACTCGTGGCGGGCGCGGCTGTCGGGGCTACCCTACTCAATGTAGGGACCTCGGCTATCACTCTCGCCGGACAACTCGAGCAGTCACAAGTCGCATTCACGACCATGCTAGGATCGGCTCGCCAGGCGGATGCGTTCCTGCGCGACCTGGCCTCGTTCGCCGCTCGGACGCCGTTCGAACTCACGGGACTGATCGACTCGAGCAATCGCCTCCTGGCCTATGGCTTCGCGGCTCGCGACGTTATCCCGATGCTGACTGCCGTGGGAAACGCGGCATCCGGCCTGGGCGGAGGGAAGGACGTTATCGACCGCGTGACGCTGGCGCTCGGCCAGATGCAGGCCAAGGGCAAGGTCTCGGCGCAGGAGATGATGCAGCTCGCCGAGACTGGTATCCCGGCATGGGACATCCTCGCCAAGCGGATCGGCGTCTCGATACCGGAGGCGATGAAGCTCGGCGAGAAGGGCGCTATCAGCTCGAGCGTCGCGATACAGGCACTCGTCGAGGGAATGAACCAACGCTTCCCGGACATGATGGCCAAGCAGAGCAAGACGATGCTCGGCACCTGGTCGAACGTCAAGGACGAGATGAGCCAGATTCTGACGAAGATCGGGACTCAGTTTGCGACGACGTTCGAGGTCGCTCCTCGTTTGACCGCGCTGGCCTCGAGCATGCATGCCCTATCCGCCGAGCTCACGGATAAGGGCGTCGGGAAGATCCTGGCGGATATGTTTTCGCCGGAGATCAAGATCGGGATCGTCACGATAGCCGGGGCGCTGACGGCCTACCTCATACCCGCGATCGCAACCTCCGGCACGGTCGCATCGGCGTCGGCTGCCGCGATGACCGCGTACACGCTGTCACTCACGCGCATGATTCCGGTGTTGGCCGCGATCACGGGGCCGCTCGGCCTGGTCGCTGGTGCCGCGACCGCCGCAGCATCGTCATTCGTCATCGCGCAGCAGATGATCGCCGACGCCGAGGCGTCACGAGCGAAGACGAGCGCGTCGCTCCTCAGCGTCACGCAGGACGCCACGGCAGCCATCGAGAAGCAGCGTAAGGGCATCGCGCTGACGGCGCAGGAGGCTCGGGACGCGGCGGTCGGCCTCCGAATGATGGCGGCTTCGGCCGCTACTGCCGGTGACACCAAGGCGGCGGATGGCTTCCGCAAGCAGGCGTCCGCGATGCAAGTCGTCCTCGACAAGATGAAGGCACAGCCGGCAGCGACCGCTCCAGCCGTGGCCAACATGGACGCGCTGCTCACGAAGACCAAGGCAGTAACGACGGCCGCCGTCTATCTCAAGGCGTCCCTGCCGGATACGCTGGCAGTCTCGAAGGGCTTCGCAAGCCCGATCCAGATGCCGACCGTAGGTGCCGGGATCAAGATCGATACCAAGCCTCTCGACAACATGGGACTCTCGCTGACCAGGCTCGGAAAACACGCGATGGAGACCGGCGACCAGACCGGCAGCATGTCTCGGCAGATCCAGAAAGACCTCGGCGCGATCGGGCCGATCATCGACCCTCTCGCCGGAAACTTCGCCGAGATGACTTCCCGACTATCGGAGGCAGTATCAGCGGTCGGGAACCTCGGCCAGGCGATGGGGATCGACCTCGGAGGCGTCATCGGCAAGACGGTGGCCGGCTTCGCGTCGGTCGCGAGCGCGGTCATGTCTGTCATCCCCGCGCTGACCTCGCTCTGGGCGGTCATGCTCGCCAACCCGGTACTGGCCGTGGCTGCCGGGCTCGTCGCGGCAGGCGTCGCGGCTACCAAGTTCGTCGTCGATACGATGGCGACAGACGAGGCGCTCCGCAACTCCATCGACGAACATGAGAAGAACCGCAACGCCGTGCGCCGGTCGGTTGACGAGATGGCGCGCCTGGCCGAGGTCGCCAGGACCGACAAGATCGCTGTCGATGAGTTCAACGCGAGCCTGTCCGATGAGAAGGCACGGGCGGATGCAGCGGCGGCCGCGCTCGAGAAGATCAAGGGCGCGATGACATCGGGCGTCACGTCGTCCCTGGCCGGAGCTATCAAGGCATTCGTCACGGGCGCGGCGGATATCTCGACCGGGCTTAAGGACGGCATCCGGGACGCGCTCATCAACGGCCTCTTCGAGGCGTCGCTCCAGACCGGAATGATCAAGGGCGCGCTCCAGCCTATGATCGACACGCTCACGACCGCCATGGCTACGGGCAACTCGGACGCGATAGTCTCAGGTATCGACTCGATCAACGCCGCGCTGCCGGGCGTCGTGGACAAGATCACGACGACGTTCTCGGCTCTCCGCACGAAGCTCAGCAAGCCATCGGAGTCTCCGGTGGCCGCGCTAGCGGCAGACTTCGCGGATGTCGATAAGACGGCGCGGGTACTCGGAACGTCCATCGAGGACGTGCTCCGCGACAAGGTGGGTCGTGCATCGGCAGCCGTCACCGCCGCACTCGCGAAGGGCTTCGCCGAGGACTCGAGCGAGGTCAAGGGACTATCGGCCACGCTCAGCCAGGCCAAGACTGACCTGGCAGCGCTCGACAACCCGTTCAAGGGCGGCTTCGGCTCGGGTATCGCGAGCGCTATCAAGGGCTTCCTGAGCGGCACGACGGACCTGACGACGGGGCTCCGCTCCGGGATCAGGGACGCCATCGTCAACGGGATAACCGAGGCGGTCATGCAGGCGGCCGTCATCAAAGGAGCGTTCGGCGACCTGATCGACCAGCTCACGTCGGCCGTCAAGTCCGGGGACTGGCTCGGGGCGGATGGGATCGTCAAGCAGATCAACGACCAGATCCCGGTCGTCACCAAGCAGATCGAGGGACTACTCGGCGGACTACAGAAGACGACGGCATCGATCATGCCGCCTACCGTTAAGGCATCCAACGAGCCTATCCGGGCGTTCGCGTCGAACCTCGTGGACTTCCGGGATACGAGGGCGTTCGCGGCAAGCCCGGTGGCCATTCCCGCTCCGGCTCCATCGGCGGCAACCGCCACGGCCGGTGACAACGTGATCAATATATACGTGCAGGCC